TGATCGTAGGGGTACGCCACGACATCTATGGCGTCCGTGAGAAGGCGTACAAGAAGATCGTGGTGATCCGTGGGTGTTAGCCCCCCACACCCGAGTAGATACAGGATAGCAGGCTTTACTGTGATATACCAGGGGCGTATAATTACAGAACCACCCAAGGAAGGGCAGATGGAATGATCTACGTGCAGACGGCGCTCTCGGACGAAGGAAGACTCACCGATGACGAGGTGAAGGACGTGTTAGCAGCGACGGAGGCCCACTTCCTGGAAGCCACCCGGAGGCTGGGCAACTACGCCTGGAAGGCCCCCGACATCGTAAATCCCAAGAACGTGCGCACCTTGACGCCAGCGAAGATCAAGGCACTATGGGTGTCCTGGGCTGCCGACGAGGAACCGGAAGTCCCGCCGCACATCGTGTACAGCATCTACAAGGATGCAGTGCAGGCTATCGAGTCCCAGAACTGGAGCGACCTCGCCGAGATATGGATCGACCTTCTGATCGAACTCGGCATCATCTACGAGCAGAACTCGCAGGTCGACCCGCCCACGCAGTTCGTCCGGTACTCCCTGCGGTGCTACCACTACCTGCGGGAGAGCATGAAGACACTGTGGTGGGACATCGACCCGGCGCAACGCGCCCCTCGACGGACGGACGTTGCAAGACGCGTCCAGCGGATGGAGCAGGTACCCAATGCGTAAGGTGGTAGGCTACGTCCTGTTCTTCGCCGTATGGATGACGGTCATCCCGTGGCTTCTCGCTGAGTTCTTCACGGGGTAGACTGTCCGTACGTCACAGTCGTTGACAATGAGCCATCGGGGTGTCCATGTCGGGCACCCCTCTTTTAATGCCCCTCTACAGGGACATGCCAAAAGAATTGCCAAATCTTTGCGGATAACCTTTACACGGGCAGGGGCCGACACTACACTGATAAATAGGAACGGGACACGACGAGACGAGATGGACACACAGCGGAGCCGATGAAATGTTGAACTTGACCGCCACGGAACGCGAAGCCCTGCGATGGGGATCGGAACAGGACGACCTGATCCTGATGGGCCTGTCGGATGAAGCCATCGCGGCCATCGTGATCGAGTGGACATACGGCACGGATCACTCGTGCAAGGAATGGGAACGCGGGTTCCGCCTGGCAATCGAAGACGCTCATACGGTGACCAAGTGGGACCGCATCAACGCCCTCGAACGTGCGGCCAAGGAGACGCGGGACGAGCAGAAGGCAGCCCGCCTTTCGGAGACCGCCCAACGGTTGGCCGGGGTACTTGCAGCCGCCGCCGTAGTGAAGGACGCGTTGCCGCGCCCCTGGACGAACGAGGATGAGGCCCGTTATCAGAACCGCGAGGACGAAATCAGGGAGGACGAACGCCAACGCCAGGCGGAACGTGAGATCCAGTGGGACGTGCAGTCGTCACGAGAAGCCGACAAGTGGACGGATGCGGAACGAGTTCAGGCAGCCATCTTCAACTACGACGTCAACGAGACGATCTGCTCCGAGACGGCTAACGACTACATGGACGTTCGCAAGAAGGTGTAGCCACCACGACACAGGACGGGCGGCATACGAGCCGCCACATGAAGGACATACAGCAATGCCAGAGCAGACAGCCGAGCAGAAGTACCAGACCGCAGCCCTCGCCTACCACGTGATGTCGTCCAAGGCGTTCTCCGGTATCCACATCGACTCGATGGAATGGGACGAGACGGTCGCCAGGCTACGGGAGACGGAGGCCGCGTTCAGGAACCGGGAACGTCAGGTGAAGGCGACCCTCACGTTCAACGACTGCAACCTACTCCGCATGGCCATCAGCGAGGCGAAGAAGTACTGGGAACGCAGGGTTTCGCCTGGCGACGACATGGGACACCCTGCCATGATACTGAAACGCTACGCCGAGTTGCAGGAACGTCTGGACGCGACGTACGACGCAGCCGTTGACAGCGCCGCCACGATGTCGCTCGTCAGGTAGCCGTACAGCACGACGGGGCGGCATACGAGCCGCCCTAACGAGAGGGAACACGATGGGAATACTGAAACTGAGCTTGGGCTACGGGACGGCATCGGATCTGGTCGACGCGGTGGACATCGCGATCCACGCGATGAACCAGCAGGTCAACGACCTCTACGCCACCGGCAAAGGGTCGGACACGGAGACCACCGAACTCAAGGCGCGTATCGAAGAGTTCAAGACGGCGCGGGCCGCGATCCACAAGCCGCTATGGGCAACGGTCCACAGCGGGTAGCCGTACAGCACGACGGGGCGGACTGGAACCGCCCCGTCACGCCGAAGAAGGAACATGCTGGAATGCCTAGCCTGAGTATCGCGGAGAAACGAGCCCAACGCAACGCCTTCCGTCGAGATACACTCACTGTCCTTCGGGACCACTGCGTAACGACAGGGTCTGAGAACGTCATGGTGCTACGGATGAACGGGGCAGGGGTCAAGAGGGTCAAGGACGTACCCGCCTACGACGCCGCCGCCATGCTCAGGAAGTACGCCAAGTGGCGAGGCGCACCGCAGAAAGCAATCATGGCCTTCGCCATCGGGCGAGGGCGAAGGCCAGAACAGGTGGCTGAGACCGTCATCGAATGGACAGCAAGGAACCCCGCATGACCCATCACCACCACGTCCTGAACCGTACGAAGTATCGCCCCAGCTAGGTTGGCTTACCGGGGCGATAGAGAGTGTGATGATAATGCTACTGCCGTCAGGTTATCCCAGAGCTATCGGCGTTGCAACAGGCATCTCACGTGCCGCCACGTCTTCCTCAACGTCCGTTGCCGAGTCAGGCAGCGGGGTCGTCGTGGACGCGGTCGGGTAGTCAGCCAAGTCCTCGGCCAGTTCCTCAGGGTGCATCCCCAAGCTATCACGCACCTGATCGCGGACATCCTTGGTCGGCTTCAACAGCCCACCGGCGACGAGGTTCGACAGCAATTCCGACATCTGCAACGGGTCGATGATGATCATCTCGGCGCTCAACGTCGGCACCGGAACCTCGGGACCCCAGTTCATCGTGACGTAGTGACGGAACGCAGTCTGCTCCATCGTATCCGTGAACCGCTCGAGTAGCCCACGCAGAGCCAGCAGGAAGAACGCACCCTGTGACTCAGACAAGGCGTAGCTACCACGTTCGTTCGACCCCAACGTCAGGAACTGAGCCAAGCCCGTCAGGGCGATCATCCGGTTGTGATGCTCGATGGCTTTATCGTACATGAAGCCACGGCCATGCTGCATCTCGAACTCGTAATCCATCGGAAGGACCGCGCCGCCCTCTTGGTTGACCCGGATGCCTCGGATCAGGTCTTCTGCGACCGCCAGTTCCTGAGCGTAGAGGTCACGCGGAATCTTGATAAGCGGGAAGCCGGTCCCCATGCGCTCGGCACCGATCCCCTGCACTCGGTAGAGCAGTGCCTTGAACCAGTGATGCTGATAGGCGTCACGAAGGATCGGGCGACCCTCGAAGTTGGACCCCTCTTGCCGGTGAGTGAACAGCAGACAGCGTTCGCCAGGAATCGTGACTTTGATGGGGGCGCGGTCGATGTAGAGTTCTTGGTCGACGTCTAAGAGGCCACCGTGCTCATCGACGTTCCATCGAACAATGGTGCTTTGGCTGCGCGGGGCGAACGAACGCCATCGTAGTAGCCGGGAGTCTCCCCCGGTATCCTTCTCGTAGATCATCTCGAACAACGAAAACCCGTAGGCGATGTTCAAGTACGCCTGGTACAAGAACGAACGCCAAGTGATATCCATTGTCCGTAGGTTCGTGTCTATGCGTTCGGCTATCGCGATAGCACGGGCGCGGTCAGGATCGTCCTCGTTGGGTATCACCGTATACGTCGATGCCTCTAGCGGCAGTGTGGTGACTGCCAGAAGCGCAGCAATCTGCGCGTCAGCCCGCATCTTCTTCCATACGGTGTTGCGTAGAGCCGGGGTTCTGAGCGCCGCGAGGTACTCTTCCCCAATGATGCCTGCACTGATCGGCGTACCTGTGTGACCAATTTCCTTGATCGCAGAGCGCCGTGCGGCAGAAGCTCCCCTCCGAGCTAGCAGCACACTGTTCATAGCAAATCTCCCTCTACGCGGCGTCGTCTGAGAACATCCTGCGCTTGGGCGAGGTACACCGAGACGGTGTTGCGATGAAGGTCAAGGGCCTGACCTATAGCGGGCATGTCCTCATCATGGACATAGTAGCGGGTGACAATCTCCTGCTGCGTAGGCGACAGGCCCCGCAACACGTTGCTCGACAGCGACCACTTGCCGTTCTCCTGCGTGACACTCCCCTTCATGGAGCGACGCAACTCACGTTCACCGGCGTACCGGATCGTGGCCGCCAAGTTTGCATTGAGGGCCAGGTTCCGCGCCACCCGGTACAGCCACGGGATGAACCGTCTGGGACGTTCCCCACCCCTGATGTTCTTGAAGGCCAGGAGGAACGTGTCCTGCATCAAGTCCTCAGCCGTGTGATGGTCACGGACCATCCGGTAGAGGTACAGCAGAATCTGCCGATGATGCTGAGTGTAAAGCTGGTCAAACGCGACCTGTTCACCCTGGTAAGCCAGAGTGAGCAGGTCGGTAGTGGGTGTCTTAGCGGTCACCGGACTGCTTATGGATGGCATGGCGTACCCCAATGAGTCCGAGTGCGCCAGCGATTTCGAGAACCCCATCTGGGATTTCTACTCCGGTTGCGGTAAGCACCCCAATCCCCGCGACGGCAATTGCAGAGAGAACCGTCTTGGACTTTATCCATCCGAACATATATCACTCCATTCGTTACGGTGGAGTGCCATCTGTTGTCGAGACCTCGTGAAGGCTAACACGGCATGTCACGCGCGGACGCTAACGTCGGGATTCGTGTGCCGCCACTCTCATACTCGTTGGCTTTAACAGCACCGCGTGTTTCAGTGAGCAATGCCTTGTAATTCCTCCACTGTTCGCAGTCTAACGCATACACGGCGGCATCACCATAGTCGGGCGACCTCCCTAACCGCTTCTTGAACTTGTCCTTGGACTCCACGACGATCTGGTTCCGTCCGGTGTACCCGTACCTTGGGGCAGATAGGTCCGCTCGCATCTGGTCGTTGGGTTCGAGCGCCAGCCATCCTGTGTCGGGGTTCAACGCTTCCCGCATGTGCCACCACGACTCGGAGCGTCTGTTCGGGAACAGCGGTATGCCGTGGTCATCCACACGGCGTGACTTCTCTGCGCCGTTGAAGCCGAAGATACGGGTGTCGTTGGTGAAGAAGCCCTCGACGTTCTTCTTCATAAGCGCGGCCAGCGTCCCGGCACCGATGCCCACCTTGTCGACGACGCAGATGTCGGTGCTTCGTTCTTCCATGATGGAGGCAGCAAGTTCCGCCACTTCAAGCGGATCGCGCTGATGGACACGGCCCACGCAATGAATCTGTGCACCTGTCCTCGCCATCAAGACGGAACTATCGTCGCCTTCCCACGCCACATCAACACCTAGATGCCTGGGTAGAATCACCCCTGGATCAAGCTCCTTGCGCATCGCCCCATCGATCCAAGCCAACGGGATGAGCGTGTCGGGGCCTTCCAATGGGAACTCGCCGAGAACACGAGCCGAGTACACTGCCGAGTCTTCGCCCCACGCTGACTTCCTCGACTCAACCCAGTCCCTGGTGACCAGCCGGTTCTGGACCCGCGTGGGAACCTTCTCGCCCGTGAAGTTGGGCGAGTCCAAGCAGGAGACGGTAATCGTGTTCCAGTCTGTGGACTCACAGGCGTTGAAGAACGGGCCACTCGCTCCCGAGGGGTTCCCAATGAGCAGCATGTGGGCATCCCCGGACGCGCACAGCGATTCCAAGGCGTCGAAGATGGGCTGGTCAATCCCCATTGCCTCGTCAACGATCACGAGGATGTGTTCTTGGTGGAAACCCGACACGTTGTCTGGGTCGTCCGTCGAGAAGCCCAAGGCGTACCAGTCAGGGCCGAGTGACAGGCCGGTCTGCAGGCACTCACCGCCAAAGATGGGCTTCACTGAGCGGTTGAAGATGGCATTGATCTCTGACCAGAGCAGTGAACGCACCTGACGCCCGGTAGGCGCGGTCGTGATGACCTTGGACGGCTGCCTAAGGTAGAGGAACGCGAGGGCAGCCATCGCTGCTACGAACGTCTTGCCGACACTGTGGCCAGCCTTCACCGCTGTCCGTGGGTTCTTGAACACGGACGTGATGATCTCGCGCTGTTTCGTCCACAGGAAGTGGTTCAGAGCTTCCGGGTCTTGCACGAAGCCAAGCGGGTCCCAATAGTACTTATCTAGGAAATGCTTGAGTGCCTGATCGGGTGTTAGGTACATGGCTAGGAATCCTCGGGGGCCGGGTCATCACTGGATTCAGTACTGCCAGCTTCGGGGCCAACATTGGCATCAACGTCGATCACCTTGACCCCCTGGACACCGTAAGTCTCGTCCCACCCTTCCGGCTTGGGGGGCTTCTCAGCGTCGGGAGCTCTCAGGATGGCCTCAGCCATGATGCTGTGCTGTACCGCCCCACCCCCGGCACCGGTGATCTCGACACGTACTCGTCGGCGGGCCGCCGCATCGTTCAGTAGAGTCCGTGCCGCATCGATACGCTCCTTCGTGTCCGCATCGTTGTCTTCGTTCCTGGCGAGTCTCCGGAGGACGACACGAGCGTCCTGAGATGCTTGGAGCGATTGGATCTCGTGGTCGATTTCGTCAACGTCGAGAAGGTGAGCGCGAAGGTACTGCATGTACTCGGCGTCACGGTGCCGCTTCCAGTTGCTGACGGTCGACTCATTCACCCCGACAGCACGGGCAGCGTCTCGTTGAGACGATCCTGCGACAACGAGTTCGGCGACCTGCCACTTCTTGGTATGCCCAAGAAAAGCGGCCTCGCCGTCGGGATCACTCGTCTTCGTCGGTAGATCCATAGTCATCGACAGGTTCCTCTATGGGGCCTATCTCCGCACGAACGTCCGGATCCGCGTAGATCATCTGGCACATTCGGAAGATGGCATTGCCCACCTCGTTGTCATTGCCGTACTCGGCGGCAATCGCACCGATTGTATCCTCGTCGTCAATGATCCAACCGGAGACCGCCTCGAACAAGTACGCCTGAGAGGATGTCAGCCTGATAACCAGATGCGCCCCCGAAGGACCGTCAGAAGATTGGCCGGCCACCTTCGCCATCTTCTCCTGCAAGATTTCCATGGTGTCGGTGAGGGAGGACAGTTCCTCGAGCCGACCCAGGCTGTAGCCGGCGGGTTCGAAATCGGCCAGTTCCATGCCCAACTCGGACATCCGCTCGTTGATGTACGCGCCCAACCGGGTCGGGTCGGGGTAGCCCTGCAACTCGTTCAGCCCAGGCAACAGAACCGCTGCCTCTCGCTCAGTGAAGTCCCCCCGCAGGACGGGAATCCTTCCCCCGCCTTCAAGCTCGTAGCCCTCGTCCCGGAGTTCCAATAGCGCGGTTTTTCTGCCATGCCCACCGACAATCCTCCCGTCGAGGTTGATGATGATGGGCAGCATGTACCCGAACTCGAGGATCGACCTCTTGATCCCGTCGATGTCGTGTTCCTGTGGATTGTCGTCCACAGCCACGAGATCGTCTATCGGCTCAAACTCAACGGACTTGAGCCGGATGGGGATGACCTTACGATGTTCGGCGGCGGTGTCGCTGGCGGTCTCTGGCACGGTACTGTTCCCTCACGAGGTCTACGATGGGCGGCCACTCGTTCCATTCAATCGTGTGAGCGAAGTACATCCTGAACTGGCTGCCTCTCCGCTCAGTAATCCAATCCTCGCAGTCCATCCAGTTCATGAGGGAGATACAGGCCAACTCCTGACGCCTCTCACGACTACGATTATCACTGATGAGCCGGGCAATATCATATCCGTACCGACGTAGCAGATGCTCTTGACGGAACATCGCCCGCCGGTTGTTGACCTTGACCTGCTTGATGATTCCCCCGTTGAACAGCGTCAGCGATCCCCACCTGAACGGCTGTGTCCAAGTGCTACTGTCCACGCTATACCACGGGAACGTCCGCATCAATTCCATGCTGGTGACTGCGAAGCCGTGGACACGCCCCTCGTAATTGCGTTCCTCGATCCGCTTCCACCAGTCGAGCATGATCGCCCGGCGTTTCGCCGCAGGCCAGAACGCCATCCCACCCAGGGCGAAGTAGTCATAGCGTTCCATGATCCGGTCGAACTCTTTGAGGGGCGACCCAGCGTGGTAGACCGGGATGGGCTTCAACCCCTGCCGTTCCATTTCCTCAGTGTTCTCGCGGGACGCCTTCCAGTCCATGATGACGTCTTGTGCCACGTAGACCGTGAACAAGTCCCGGTACTCTTGGATGAAGTCGATGTACGACTGGAGTTCCAGTTCATGCCCACCGTTCCAAGCGGTGAACGCTCCTGAGTCGAGCATGAACGCAGGCGGCTTCCCACCGTACGTGTCCCTGATAGTGTCCCGAAGTGGGCGGTTCCTTAGGTACCAGAAGGAACTCAAGCAACGCGGTCGCTCGTTGAACTTACTCTCTGCCGATGTTGAGCAAAGACTGGAGTCTGCCTCTGGCATATGTCTCATCCATCTGAGTCAGTGGGTGCTTGAAGAAACACGCGGACGCTAAGGTTGACAATTCTCTGACGGCTCGGCGGGAAGTCTTCAAGCCAGGATCGAGATCCGAGTATTTGTCCATGATCGCCTTGGCCACGCGGACGGCGTTGTGCACGACTCCCGCCGAGTTGGGGCTGTCATGGACCTTGAGTTTGATGTCCATCTCGAACGGTACCCCGCCGAACTGAGTACCTTCGATACGGATGAAGCAGACTTTCATGTCATGCAGATGAGGCACGTAGTCTGACGGCCCGGCGTACATGTCAAAGTCGTAGGGGATGGCTGACGTCACCGCCCGTTGCTTGGACTCACGCTTCATCTCCAACCGAGAACGGTCCAGCATGTTCTGGAAGTCCGTGTTCCCACCGACGTTCAACTGGTAGGAGGACGTGACCTCCTGCCCTTGGCGCTCAATCATCTGCATGAGCGTCCGGTGCGTGATAGTGGCACCGACCTGGCTCTTGATGTCGTCGCCCAGAAGTGGCAAGCCCGCCTCATCGAACGCATGAAAGAAGTAGCCCTCGGGGTCCGACGCGATGAACGTCGGGATACAGTTCACGAACGCGACGCCCGCCTCCAACGCGGCACGGGCGTAGATGTGGGACGCCTTCTCCGAACCGACCGGCAGGAAGTTGATGAGGACATCCGTCTTGGACTCCCTCAACGCAGCGACGACCTCCATACGTCCCTGGTCGTCACCAGACGGTTCCAGAGGCGAAAGTGTGTCTCTATAGTGTTGGGCGACCCCATCGCTCTCAGGCCCCTGCTGGACGATCACGTTCCCGGCGTGAGACTCATTGATGTCACTACGCCATTCGAACTCGTCAAGGAATGGGACACAGCAGTTCGGCTCAGCCCAGATAGCGTCACTCAAGTACTGCCCGACCTTCCGTTCGTTCACATCGAACGCAGCGACCGGGTAGATATCCGAGATGGTATAGCCGCCGATCTCCGGCATCATGATCCCCGAGTCCCCTGCACCAGGCTCGGCGTAGTAGACCAGCCCCTGCACGAACGCTGATGCGCAGTTCCCCACGCCAACGATAGCTACTCTGACGGCACCGCCAGGAATCTCCCGTGCGTTCGCCATGTCACATTCCTCGATAGGGGTTCAGGACGCCGGTCACGTACTCGCAGCGATGCTTCGTGTAGAGCGTGAAGTCACCCGTCTTCAACGCCCGGTCCATGCGAATTAGGTAGTAGTCAGGCCACTCGGACCCCAACGGGTCGGTAGCGAACGCGAACTCGACCCCTGCGTACTGCCCGGCAATCCAGCGACGGAAACACGCCCGGCATTCCCCACAGTGGTCCCCCTCATGGGGAGTGAAACACGAAACTGTCTGGTGCAGGAGAGCCTCGTCACCGCCACCGTCAAGGTACATGCGGATGGCCGCGCCCTTGGACAGCTTCACCAAGGGCGTACGGAGCTTGAACACCGGCCCCCAACGCCAGGACCCGATCTCATCCATGAAGTCCATGGACTTGTCGCCGCCCGACGTCGGCGTCTCCCCCTCCACGCAGGAGAACGTGATGGTCCCAATTCTAGGCTTGGCTGCCCAAGCGTACTGCGTCACCAGTTCCCCCGCCAGACGAAGGACGATGGCGTTCCGCATCGGGATGATGTGCTGGTAAGCGCGGTACATAGTGTCGTACCGGATAACCCACAGATGGGGGAAGATCGTCCTGGCAGCCTTGATCTCGTGGTGGGCGTACGCTTGACCGAGATCGATGTAGACCGGCTGCGCCGTTGGGTACTGAAGCCCAGCGATGGTGGAGTCCAGACCTCCTGACGCCAACACGATGTGTTCCTGATTCGGGAGCCATTCTATCCGATCGAGGATGTCGGGATCTTGCTCGAGGATTTCCTTCGCGGTGACACTTTCCCCGACGATAGTCCGGTACTGTTCCGGCAACTTGATGTGGCCACCGGAGAACAGAGTACCGAGCGTATTGAGGAACAGGGACATCATCCGCTCCTTGATAGGGCTAGGAACTCGGCGCGTTGCTTGTCGTCCTGCCGGAACGACCCCAGCAAGTGACTGGTCACGGTCTCCGCCTGCTGCTTCACTCCCCGCATCTCCATGCACATATGACGGGCGCGTAGCACCACGCCCACGCCCCACGGCTCGACGTACTCGGTGATTGCGTCAGCCACCTGGCGTGTGATGCGCTCTTGGTTCTGCAGCCGGCGGGAGAAGTGTTCGACAATACGGGGGATTTTGCTGAGTCCCACGATCCGCTTGTTCGGGATGTAGGCGACGTCGGCAGTCCCATGGAACGGAAGAAGGTGATGCTCACAGACCGAGTAGAAGCTGATGTCACGCACCACGACCATCTCGTCGTAGCCATCGCTGGGAAACGTAGTCACCTCGACATCCGACGTGTTCAGCCAGTCCAACCAGAACCGAGCCACGCGGTCAGGCGTGTTCTCCGTACGGCCTTCCACACCGTACTCGCCAATGGCCGCCAGGAACTGACCCGTGAGGCCAGCTACTTCAGACTTGCGTCGCCGAATGTCGTCGTCGCCACTGAAGTTGGGGTTTCCCAGAGTGACAGATGCGTTAGCCACACGTCGTCTCCATAGATTTCGGTCACGCGGCGCTCGAGCTTTCTGAACAGCCAGCGTGAGATTTCCTCGGCCGTGGGGATGAACGGAACGACGACCCACTTCCATCCGTGATCATTCTGCGAGTCACGGACGAACGGCATCATGTTGGTGTCCAGTTCCCAAACCATAAAGCCGTGGTCAAGCGGGTCATGAACGATCTCCATGAGTATCGTCTTCATGTGGCCGTAGTCTACGATCATCCCCATTTCAGGGTGGCCGTGGTCCGTGATGATGCGCCCGGAGATACCCATTTCCGCACGGTATCGGTGGCCGTGCGGGTTCTGGCACTTCGACTCATGGAACGGGACACGATGCCCCATGTCGAACTGAATCTCTTTCGTGACAGTGGTTTTCATACCTCGACCCTCGGCACACAGTGACGGATGTCTGGGCTGTATCGGTCGCAACCGTCGTAGCCGTCCATGCCGTACCCGAACAGCCACCCCGCCGTCTCAGGTACGGTCAGCATCGCCAGAGTCGACGTGAACTGTGGGTGTCGTTCGGGCCGGTCACACAGGACCACGGACAACACTTCCCCATCGGGTCCTACAACGCCTTCCAAGTACCGGACGATATGGTGAAGGGTGTCCCCCCGGTCACAGATGTCATCGAGAACGATGATCGTGTAGCCGACACATTCCTCGGCGTCGAAGTTGTACACCCGCTTGTTGTCTCTGACCGCCACATGCGAGATGAGCGCCCCCTCCGCATGGCGGGACGCCCGGAGAAAGTCGACCATGAACGGATAGCAGCCGTTCAGGACACCGAGGAACATGACAGGGCTATCGTCCGGCCGCTCGGAGATGAGCTTGTCCACAGTGGGAACGTGCTTCTGGATTGCCTCACGAATCACTATCCGAGAGTAGAGATTGGCAGATCGTTCAGACACCGGTGGCCTCATTCCAGATGTCGATGTGTAGTCGGGGTGAGTACTGGTACCCGAACTCCTTGCAGAGTTCCACGACAGCCGGGGCAGTCTCGCGGAGCCGTTCCCGAGTACCGCCTTCCGGCATGAGCCAGACCCACTCTCGCCAGATGTCGTTCGGTTCGAGGTAGACAGCCTCCATCTCCTTCACGTCTGCTTTGCAGGTCACAACGAACTTCCACCCGACGCTCGTAAAGTCGATGCTGCGCTGCTTGAACCAGGCAATAGCTTCCTGATTGACTCGCTTCTCCACCGGGTCGCCCGCTGAGGACAGCTTAGGGGAGACGTTCCATCGGTGGACGAGGTTCGCCAGTTTCCAATCCGGGACGATGGTCCCGTTGGTTTCGATCTGGCACTGCGCGTTCGAGAACTGGGTACAGGCAGTGTCCTCCCAGATGGGGAGGAACTCGATCAGTTGCTTCTGATGCAGGAGAGGTTCGCCGCCGGTCACGATCAGGTCGGCGTCGTTGTGGGCGAAGGCGTGGTTCCAGCCCTTCTCTTCCCACTCAGCGATCAGGTCTTCGAACTCGTACTTGTCGCCGCGCCGCCAGACGAGCTTCGTGTCGCAACCGAGGTGTTCCCCCGGCGTGACGTCGGTCTTGTGATAGATCGCCCCACCGTCCGGACTGGTGGAAATGGTAGATTCAAGCGTAGGTGGTGCGCGGTACGACCAACCTGGGCATTCGAGGTTACACCCGGCGAGACGCAGGAATACAGCGGGGGTACCGGCCCATCGCCCTTCTCCCTGGATGGAGAAGAAGGATTCCGAAACGGTCAATGGCATGTTGTCGATCCGTAGTGTCTGTCTGTTTACGTACCGTCGAGGACTTACTGATCCTCGTTCACGGTGATGTAACTGGTTATCAGCGTAACCCGGTTCGAAGATGTCTGCAAGACCGCCTGGACTCCGAACTTGTAGGCGTCCTGCCCAAGTGTGAGCGCCGCTGTCTGAACTGCCGTCGGTTCAAAGTAAATGGTCTGCGTCGCCCCACCCACGCTGGACAGCGTCCCGGACACACTCATGGTCCCCGTCCCACGAACCTCATTCGCGGTGAGCGTCACCGTGGACCCGGTCAGGTCTGGCCACCCGGTACTCGAGAACGACAACGCCCGGCTATCAGCGTTTGCGTACTCGTCTCCCTGCACGAGGACGATGGCATTGGTCGACGTGACCGGCGTCGTGACGGTGACGGTTCCAGTCGTGATTAGGTCGGTCTTCTCCTTAATCTCATTCATCATCCACCCGAACGTATCGGTCGTGGTGTGATCCGTGATGAGTTCGTCCAGCACAGCGTCGGCAACTGCTGACGCGGAGGCCGCCGACGCGACCGACAGACCGAAGGTGCCAGCGCCCGCGTGAGCGGCAGTGAGTTCGTCCCAAACAGCGTCCGCTATCAGGGCGACGGTTGGGGTCGTCGTGGTGTCGATGTTGGACACGACCGCATCGAGATACAGCCCGAACGATCCAGCATTGGTGTGACCACTCTGAGACTCATTCCAGACTGCATCTGCAATCGTCGCTGCCGTAGGTACCGCGAGATCAACAACGAGTTCAGCCGCCGATGTTCCTGCGCTACCACCGCTATCAAGCAACTCCACCGGGTCAGACGTCTCATCGAAGTCCGATCTACTACTCATGGTCGCGTCGATGTTGGTGCTGAATGTATCCATATACTTTCCGAACGTGCCACCTGTGGTGTGACCGGAAGCCGCCTCGTCCCACACGGCCGCCGCGATGGCAGTCGTGTCCGCCGTCAGGTCGATCTCAATTGGTGTCGACCCGGAGGGGGTGATGAGAAAGACGGTGGTCGCGTCCGGGGTAGTGATCCAGTTCGGGGTCACCGATGCCACCTTAGACGAGCCTACATAGTCGGCGATCGTCCGCGCCTGCCCTGAGCCGGTCCCACTGACCGTGACGATCAGAGAGTCGTTGTAGTAGTCGTTGACAGTAGAGGCGCTTGCGTCAAGGGTAATACTCCCCGTGGCACCGGCTGTGGCGGTACTTCGTCTAACCACCGCAGCATCGTGTCCGTCCCGCAAGAACTCACCTGTAGTGCCGGAACTGACATGACCACTCGCTGTCTCGTTCCAAACGCCATCGGAAATCTCAGCTACCGTGGGCGTAGTCGTAGTATCAATGGCGCTGACCTCGGCATCCAGATAGTCTCCGAAGGTGTTCGTGGTCGTGTGGCCCGCCGCCAGTTCATCCCAGATAGCGTCTACATATCCAGCCTTGGCATCGGCTAGTGCCGTATCCACCTCGGCGTTAATAGCGGCCGCATTGGGTACTGCCATGTCCACAACGAGTTCAGCAGCGGATGTTCCGGCAGACCCACCGCTATCCAGAAGTTCTACTGGGTCTGTCGCCTCATTGAAGTCTGAACGTGAACTGATCTCGTCATCCAGATAGTCTCCGAATGAATCGGCAATCGTATGGGCAGACTTCAACTGATCCCAAACGAGGGCGGCAATGGTCGCTGCGGTCGGGGTGGCGTTCGCAGTCGCCGTATCTATGTCCGATAGCAGCTTTCCTGCGGTGTCAGACGTATTGTGCGCCGCTACGACATCCTCATCCCAGATGGCATCTACCCCAGCCGTAGACAGTGCATAGCCTGTCTTGTCCCCAACGGTGTCTATAGTCCCGCCGGTGATGTCTCGGGTGCCGACCGCCCATACGTCTGCTGCACTATGAGTAGACGCGGCGGCAGCAGCCGTGTCGATGTCCTGCATCTGTTCACCGAACGAACCGGATATGGCATGACCCGACGTAAGCTCGTCCCAGACTGCATCAGCAATGGTCGCTGCCGTAGGCGTAGCATTCGCAGTTGAAGTGTCGATGTCTGCTACGGCCAGCCCGTAGGTTCCACCAGTGGTATGACCAGAAGTAGCTTCATCCCAAATAGCGTCAGTAATCGCAATGATACCTGCCCCACTAATGCTATCTAGCCGTGCATATCCATAGCCCCCGGCTCCAATAACGAATACTGATGTGGAATCCGGAGTAACGGCCCAAGTTGGGCTAATAGTCGCTACCTTAGTGGACCCGTTATAGCCGACGATTAGGCGTCTCTGATACTGCCCCGTACCGGATGCGATAACGATGTGGGAACCTATATATAGGGCAGTAGTGGCCGATGCCGAAGCATCCAGAGTGATCGTGGTGGATGCGCCAGCCTGAGCGGTGTTGCGCCGAATTACTTGAAGCTGCGCCAAGTCACTGAGCATCTTGCCCGCTGTATCTGCGGTATTGTGGGCCGCCAAGATGTCTTCATCCCAGATGGCGTCCACATAGCCAGCCTGAGCGTCAGACAACGCCGTGTCTACCTCAGCATTGATCTGGGCAGTGGTCGGCACAGCCATGTCCACGACCAACTCGGCGGCGGATGTTCCGGCAGACCCACCGCTGTCCAGAAGTTCTACTGGGTCTGTCGCCTCATTGAAGTCACTGCGGGAACTGATCTCGTCATCAAGGTAATCCCCGAACGTGTCCGGTGTGGTGTGTGCGGACTTCAACGCGTTCCACACTGCCGCCGCTGTGGTCGCAGCGGTGGGCGTTGCGTTAGCGGTAGCTGTGTCGATGTCAGACAGCAACTTCCCGGCTGTGTCCGCTGTGTTGTGAGCGGCTACAACGTCCTCATCCCAGATAGCGTCTACATATCCCGCCTTCGCATCCGCCAACGCCGTATCCACCTCGGCGTTGATAGCCGCCGCATTGGGTACTGCCATGTCAACGACCAACTCAGCCGCACTGGTCCCAGCCGAACCGCCGCTATCCAGAAGTTCAACGGGATCGGTAGTCTCGTCAAAATCCGACCTCGAACTGATCTCGTCATCCAGATAGTCTCCGAATGAATCGGCAATCGTATGGGCAGACTTCAACTGATCCCAGACCAACGCGGCAGTGGTCGCGGCAGTTGGGGTGGCATTCGCGGTCGCTCCGTCAATGTCCGCAACAGCTAGACCGAATGAACCCGCGTCAGCATGGCTACTGGTAGCGGCGTCCCACACAGCATCTGCAATAGCAGTCGTGTCGAGGGAGTCGAGTGTCACCGTAGGCTCACCCTGCGGCGAGATGATGAAGATGGAGGTAACGTCAGGGGCGGTTACCCAGTTCGGGGTGACATCGGCAGTAGTCGTAGACCCAGTGTAGTCCGTGATAGTGCGGGTCTGGCCGATCCCCGTTGCCGATACGATGGTGACAAGCATGTTGTTGTAGAAGTCGTCAATCGAACTGGCGCTGGCGTCCAGCCGGATGTTACCGGAGGCACCAGACTGCGCGGTTTTCCGGCGTACGATGTGAACCTCATTCAGATCCGAGAATAGCTTGCCGGCAGTATCCGCCGTATTGTGCGCGGCAACCAAATCCTCATCCCAGATGGCATCTACATATCCAGCCTTGGCGTCGGAAAGCGCCGTATCCACCTCGGCGTTGATCGCCGCTGCATTAGGAACTGCCATATCGACAACGAGTTCAGCAGCAGATGTCCCGGCGCTACCACCGCTATTCAGCAACTCTACACCAGTAGCAGTCGGGTCGAAAGTTGATCGACTAGTGATTTCGTCATCAAGGTAATCCCCGAATGAATCGGCAATCGTATGGGCAGACTTCAACTGATCCCAAACCAACGCGGCAGTGGTCGCAGCGGTGGGCGTCGCGTTGGCGGTGGCAGTGTCGATGTCACTGAGCAGCTTACCGGCGGTGTCGGCGGTGTTATGCGCGGCTACAACGTCCTCATCCCAGATGGCGTCTACATATCCAGCCTTGGCGTCTGCTAGTGCCGTATCCACCTCGGCGTTGATTGCGGCCGCATTGGGTACTGCCATGTCAACGACCAGTTCAGCAGCGGAAGTACCTGCCGATCCACCGCTATTCAGAAGTTCTACTGGGTTCAGTAACTCATTGAAGTCTGAACGTGAACTGATCTCGTCATCAAGGTAATCCCCGAATGAATCGGCAATCGTATGGGCAGACTTCAACTGATCCCAAACGAGGGCGGCAATGGACGCCTCGCCATCCGCCAACGCAGTGTCTGCTTCCGCGTTGATGTTCGCCTTCGCGGTGGTGCTGTGCGTGTAGACATCCACGAAGCCGGAAGCGACCAGTGCATAGACCGACGTGGCATCCGGCTGAGTGTGCCAGTTCGGCGTCACCGTGGCGATCTTGGTCGAACCCGCGTAGTCGGTGATGCGACGCGTCTGTCCAATCCCCGTGCCGTCAATGATCGAGAGGTGCAGCCCGTTGTACGCGTTGTCCGAGGCGCTGGCACCGGATTCCAGGGTGATCGTCGCCGCACCGCCCGCCTGAGCAGTGGCGCTGTCATGGACCATCGCAGCCATTGCTGCACCAGCCGTACCCTCGGCTAAGTGACTGGCAGTAGCCTTGTCCCATACAGCGCTGACGATGGACGCCTCGCCATCCGCGATGGCAGTATCGACCTCAGCGTTGATCGCAGCCAACGTGATGAGGGCTGTGGCCGCGTCGATGTCTTCCGTCATCTGACCGAACGTACCAGCGATGGAGTGACCCGAGGTCGGCTCGTCCCACATGGCGTCGGTGAGGGCAATAACACCGGCGCCACTCAGGCTATCCAGCCTGAAGTACCCGATGCCTCCGGCGGTGATGGCGAATATCGTCGTAGCGTCAGGGGTCACTGCCCAACCCCGATCAACAGTAGCCAACTTGGATGAGCCGACGTAGCCGATGATGGTATTGGCCTGCCCGGCTCCAGTACCCCCTACTAGGGTGATGTTCATGGCACCATATTGAGCGTCTACAGCCGATGCAGAAGCATCCAACGTGATCGTAGTCGTCGTTCCCGCCTGTGCAGTGTTATGTCGAACGACGACAGCTTGACCAAGATCACTGAGGAAATTACCTGCGGTATCGGCAGTGTTATGGGCCGCCAAGATGTCTTCATCCCAGATGGCGTCTACCAGCCCCGCCTCGGCATTCGCAAGGGCGGTGTCCACCTGGGTGTCCAAAGCGACTAGACCTGCGGGAGAGTAGCTATCGACATGTGCGAAACCGTAGGCCCCTGCACCGAGAGAAAATATCGAGGCTGAGTTGGGATTCGTCACCCAGTCAGGAGTGATCGTAGCTACCTTCGTCGTGCCGTTGTAGGCAGTTACAAGGCGTCTCTGATGCTTACCAGTATTCGCAGTGATGGTGACGTACGAACCAACGTAGATATCGTCAGTTGCTAGTGCCGATGCATCCAACGTGATCGACCCGTTTGCTCCGGCCTGGGCAGTCTCTCGACGCCATACAGCGGCTTCCCAAGGTTCACGAAGTGCCTCACCAGTTGACCCCGTGGCTACGTGGGTACCAGCAGATTCATCCCAGATGGCGTCTACCAGCGCCGACTCAGTAAGCGCCTCAGTCCACTCTGTCCGCATGTCCACACCGACGATGGATACCAAGCAACCGATCACCTGCATATCGTCTACGTGGCCGCCGATCATTACCGAGTCAACCCCGATGGCGAACGCTGCGTCAGGCACGTCAAGACGGTAATACCCGTGGCCGATATGCTCAATACCACCGTCGGTATGGGCTGTCGTCAACGCTGCCAAGGCAGCCTCCGTGATGGAGGTCTGAGCCGCGCCTTCCCGCCGGTACCACATATCAATGCCGGTCGAATTATGCTCCACTCCCGTCTCAGGAAGCCCCGTCACGTTGTCCACGATGCGGATGACGACCTCTACGTTGGTAGATCCACCCTTGACCAGCTTTTCCATTAGACGCCCGCCCCCATACCTGCGGTATTCACGATGGTCGAGTTAAGAAGCGGGTTTAGAGGCATACGGGCATCCCACGCGAGTCCCTGCGGGTTAGCACTCGGGGTAGAGAAGCTGTCCGTCACCGTCGTCGTAAACCCCGTGTGTTGGAATATCTTGTCCAAGTTAGTGCCGCAGGTATAGAAGTTCGAGTTATCCTGATCCATCGTGATGCAGGTCGGGTCGGTGCCACCTCCTGCCGCCGCGATGGATGACTGCACCGTGTTCGAGAACCCCGTCAGCTTTCGATGTCGCTTATAGCTGCCACCTCGTAACGTGTAGTAGAGGTCAGTGCCGTCCCACCCAGCGCCGTTAGTGTTCGAGTGCGCTGCGAAGGAATCCTGCACCGTGGCCGTGTACCCCGTATGCTTGTATAGCTTGTCCGTATTGGCGCTACTACTTAGGTTGTCAGTCCCATCGAACACTATCCCGGCAGGGTTAGAACTCCCACCGACCGCGAACGAGTCCCGCACAGTACTAGAGAATCCTGGGTCGTGTACGTACGCCTTGTCGTTCGACTGGCCTACAGAAACCATATGCCCGCCGGGGCCGATGTCCACATCCGTCGGGATACTATCCGCAGAACTGAAGTAGGCTTGCTGAGTATTCGAGAACCCCTCGAACAGATGGAGTCTGTCCGCGTTACGGTCCTGATAGACTACGTTGCCCTCGCCGTAGTGCGGCATGGCTACCTCAGCATTACGTCTTTGTAGTGACCGCACAGCACGTCGAAATGAGCGAACACTTCAAACCCGGCCTCAAGGGCTGATAGACAGAACGAGAAGTCCTGTCCGAGAACCGATAGCCCATCCTCATCGAACCGGACTCGGAACGGGAACTTCACCGCTTCCAAGACCCGCCTATGGATCAGCAGGCAGGACGCGCCACAGGCGTCCACCTTCTCGATCCCCGCTCCTTCGCTGATCGGCACCAGCCCCGTCGTTCCGTCCTTGGCAACTCCGAACCTGCATACCGAGTACCACTTCTCCACCAACCCCGTATTGACGTCCATGCTGGCTACGGGAGTGAATCCAGTGATGATGTCCTTCCCGGCTCGCAGTAGTTCCAGCGGAGCTTGAAAGGTCGGGATCGTGTCATGATCCACGAAGAACAGGTACTCCGCATCCGTCTCGTTCAGGAAGTACTGGACACAGCTATTTCTAGCGTGGTCGTTGGGCTTCAATCCCTTCGGGGCATAGTACTGCATCCCGAACCTACGCCACTGGTGAACCAAGTCGCATAGCTGCGTTTGAATCCACCCAAGGTTCGGAATTGCCAGTAGAACACCAGGGAAATCTTGCTCTGAAATATCTGGCATCAGCCCCTCGGCGAATAGCCAGAAGTGTTCCCAACGACCAAGGACGGCATCCGAGTGGCGACCGTCTTCTTCTCACGAGTCATCCCTCTACGGGCGTTGTCAGGGTCCATAGCCTCGGCTTCCTCCGTTGTCAGCAAGTCCTTACCGACAATGGCGATCCGATTCGTAATGGCAGACATTAGGTCCGTGTCCACCACGAAGTCACGGGTGACGTAGCTGGCGGCATACGCCTCGTCGTACTCAGCAAGAGTCAGTTCTTCAAACTGGTCGGCAGTGGCACTAGCCAAGACCGTCTCCGCAACATCAGTCGGGACAAGGATGAGAACGAACTCCTCCTCCTCACCGTGGTCGAACCCGCTGTCATGCGGGTATTGGATGTCGCAGAGCTTCGTGAAGCCGGAGTTCTGGATATGCTCCGAGAATGCCGTGGGGTACAGCATCCGCTTTCCAGGGTCAGTCCCGAGGGTCAAGCGCATCTTAAGAGCGGTACAGTTCATCACTGCGCCCTCCGGCGAACCTGAGCCGTCGTCACAGCCAGTGACCCGACGAAGTTGGAACCGGTGGTCCCCTTCACAGAGACGCGCACCTTGCCCGCCACGACATCCGACAGGGCGATCCGGTATACACCGGTAGCCGTGTACGCATGTTCAACCAGCGCGTCGCTGGTGCTGGTCTCTTGGACCCATGTGGAGGAACCGTCAGCCGTGGTGGGCCAGTCCGGCGAGAACTCGACCTTGACCTCAAGGGACGTCTCGGCCCCCTTGGTGTAGTCGATCCAGATGGCCACGCTGTCAGCCATCAAGGTGTTGATGGGATCGGCCGCTACGTACGAAGCAGTAGGTATCAATGAGGCGCGGAGTACCACTGCCCCGGATAGATTCGTCTTCGGCATGTATGCGCCCCTGGTAGCTCATAGGTCAAGAAACGGGAATCCGTATCTCGGAGCGCGTAGTTCGTCTGTGCGTACAGGATGAGTCTAGTGGGTAGGGCGTGTCAAGGGTATTCGACTGTCGTCGTCAATCTCCGAGATGGGCCACTCCAATGTGATCGACCGACGCGCCTTGTTCGGAATCCAGCCGAGGACGACGAGGGCGATACCCCCGGCCTCCGCGAACTGTCTGAGATGATAGAGCTGGTGCATCCGCTTCTTGAAATGCGTTCCCACGATGAACGTGGCCCCACCGTTCATGAACTTGAACTCCCAAGCGATTGCCTGACCGCTCGGCGCAGTGACCCCGAAATGGTCAAACGGATTCTTGTTTGAGTAGGGGTCGCCCTCGGGCGAGAACCCCTGAATACCGTCATGGATGCGATGGAAGCGAGAACCTGGGTTGGCAGTGCGCCACTTCTTGAGGTACGCCGCACTGAACTCAGCTTCGTTCATGAACCAAACCCAGCCTTCTCAACCATGATGAGATACCCATGGCAGGGGCCACCGTCGAAGTCCCACACCGTCTCGTCGTTGGAGCGCAGCCAGTTCCGTAGCACCATGACCTGCTTGTACCCGGTGAGCGTTTCGTGGATGTACCGCCGGACGAGGTGTTCGTCAAGCTCCCGGCTGTGTGACGGGTTGTTATGCGCCCCGACCATGAGATCGGTATGCGGGTACCAATGCCGGACGTGAGGCGACACCGTGGTGAAGATCATCCGCCGAGCCGTGACTGCCCACATGCTGGCAAGGAACTCACGCTGCCGCCGTGGGTCTACATGCTCGATGACTTCCAAGGCGACCACGTTATCCCACGTCGTCGACGATGCCGCCTGACCCTCCATGTAGTCGAACACGTCGCCCTGAACGAACGGTTGCCCCGGCTGACACGGCACGTCATTGTCCAACTCCATGTCGACGCCGGTGTACGTCATCAGCGGCCCCACCACATCCTTCAACGTGCCACGTCCGCAGCCCACGTCAAGGAGCGTCTTCCCTGAGCAGAGCGCGACCGCCAGGCATTGGCGACGAAGCTCTTGGATGGTGACGAACCACGGACTGTCATCTGTTGGCCGGAAGTTGCTCATTCCAGGATCGCCTTATCTTCGTGATGCAGCCCGTTCCGGTCACTGCCCTTGTTGGTCGGGTAATAGGACTCCAACCTCTGAGCGGAGTACTGCATGGCCGCCTTGTACTCAGCCGTCGTCCAGGGAATCTTGACCCGCTGTGCAGCTATATTCGTAACGTACTGCGCTGCGCCGAACAACGGCAGACCCCATTCCAACATGCCTTCGTTCCTAGCAATCTTGATTGACCGATTGATCCACCGCCTCGCCCCTTTGCGTAGGAATCGATCAGGTATAGCCCTCATGCAGCGGCCATCTCCGCATCCGTGAGCCACTTGAATTTCAACGTGTGCCTCCCCGTCCCGGCGATGTTCTGCGTGGAATTGCCCGGTATGAGCCAGCCTTCCGCGATACACTCGCGGCGCATGATCTCGTAGTTGAACCCGCCCTGCTCCAACAGCTTCTCTAGCGCGGACTTGATGAACCAAACCTCACCCATGATGACGCCTTCGTTCGTCACCCTCGGCAGTCGTCCGAAACACTCCATGTTCCGGCTGAGATACCACTTGCGGCGGGGGCTGATCTTCTCGGTGATTTCATCGAACAGGCGTTCCGTCAGAGGTTCCTCGAAGTTGCGGCGATACCGTAGTACGAGTTCCCGGATGTACTCGTAGACTCGAAGCGAATAGCGGTCTCTCTGCTTCACTTCCTCGAAGCCTTCCAGAACACCGTCGATGACCTGCTGGTGGCTCAGTTCTTCCCCTCGTATCCATCGCTCGAAGTAGTAGCCGGCAGTCAGGATGAGTGTCGTCAGCCCCAGCGTCGACCCGACCAGCTTCCCCTCAAAGGCTTCCCGCACCATCGGCTCGAACTTACCCATCGTCGCGCGGATTTCAGACAGCGGTGTTCTAACGAGCCTCAGTAGGAACAGCGGGCCTGCGTGGCCGAAGTTCTGTTCCAACGTCCTGTGCATCTCCTGCGAGAATTCCTCAGAGGGCGATGGCCCACCGGGGATTTCGATGACTCGTGTATCCTGACCTCCCAGGTTCTTGCTGCTGACCAACGGTTGTTCCCCCGTGATCATCGCAATTGACTTCCAAGTCAACGTCTCATGGACACCTCCTTCTCGCCGTCCACGGCCGCGCCCCTTCTCCTGCGGGATCATGTAGATGGTCTTGTTCAGGAAGTCTTCATTGGGATTGAGTTGAAGTTCGTCCAGGCAGAACGGAAGGTCGGAGAACTGGTTAAGGGCCCGCTCGATGTAAACCTGGGTGGTGTTCATTGAGTTGAGCATCGACAGCGGGTTCCCCCAGACGGACGCTGTGAGCTTCAAGAAGGCGGTCTTACCGGAGCGGGTCGTCCCGTAGTTATGGATAACTCCTGAGCGGACCTGTAAAGGACGCAGGAGCGGTGCAGCGAAGGCGGCGTACAGGTACATCTTCCCGATGGGCGACGCCTCGTGCGCCCGGTTCATAATGTCCATCCACACCGACGCGGTTCCCCGGCTCTTGAATGGACGGACGGCTTCTTCCCCGTCTGCCTGCGAGACCCCCGTCTTCATCCCAAACGCCTGGTCACCCAGCACGAACAACTTGTCCTCCCACGTCTGTCGTTGTGAGAAATCTTCCCCTCGCCACCCGTTCCGTGACGACACGTGGATTGAGGGAAGGTCGCGGGCGTTAGCCCGTTGGAACTCGTCGTAGTATTCGGACAGGTCCGTGGCGTTCTTGCTGTTCACAGGAAGCCCGTATTGAGCCTGCCGGAGCAGTTTGGCGCGGTCGAGTACGTGGTCGCGTGGGATCAGGCGTGTCTCAATCCCACGCTCGGAACGGTAGACGATATCGAAGTACGCCTGTTCCTGTTCGGGGTCCCAGCCGAAACCGCTAACCCAGGTAGGGGCCGTGTTGATACGCCGTCGCTCAGTCGTATTCGCTTTGACCACGTTCTTGACGACTGACTGCTCATCTATCTCGTACGGGAACGGCACTTTGACTTGCGCCCATGTGATGTCCTCGGAGCCGGTGGGGATAAACGGTCGCGTCTCGTTCAGAACACGATAGAACACTGCACGGCGTTCCTCAGCAGTCCCTTCAAGACTTCCGAAGAAGTCACTGACATCTCCGCCTGGGTAGTCCTTCTCATCCAACGGGAGCCGGACATCGTAAACCGCCCCGGCGATCTCGTGAAGGTTCATCCCCACGAGTCGAGCACCTTCTTTGCCCGCGTCGTCAATGTCGTAGCAGATATAGACCGTCTTCCCCTCGAACAGATCATTCCATTCGGGGTCCCACGACTTCGCCCCACCAGTGCTGGTGATCGCGGCAGTAACACCGTTTTGCTGTGCCGTGACCATATCGGTCTCGCCTTCGACCAGTACGATCTCAGACGAACCGAATACCGTGTCTATCGGGTACAACCGAGGTTGCCCATGCTTGGCAATGGACATCCACTTTTCTTCGCGCTCTTTCGGGTCTGGCTTGTAACGACGGATATTGACCACGGCCCCATGCTCGTCCTTGACGGGGAACGTGAACCTGAACCCGTCCCAGCCGATACTCCACTTCCGAAGCGTGTCTTCATTCCATCCTCTACGCTTCATCAGATGGCTACGTAGCCCCGTCATAGCCGCCTTGTCCGGGTCCCACAATCGGAGCCGACACTGTTCCGTACGTTGTTCTAACCCCACCTCGTCAAGGACATCACTGACCTTCTCACCGACGAGTTCGGCGAGGCGAGTTACCGCGTCAGCCTTCGAGATACCGTCCACGATCTGGAGAAAGCGGTAGATGTTCCCACCACGCCGAGTACCCTGGTTCGATGGACAGTTCCCGTGGCAACACCACAGCCCTTCCTCCAAGTCCAAGGACAACGACGCTCCGGTATCGTCGTGGCCTGGGATACAGCATCTGACGACCACGCTATCACGACCGGGAGGGATGTCCACATAACGGCCGAAGATAGCCCGGTAATCCAGGCGCTCACCAAGTTCCTTTTCCGAAATTGCCATGTCGTATTCCTGCTAGGCGAGACGAGTCGGAAGGGCGTATCCTCCCGACCCGATTAACGAGCGATCTGACGCCTAACCGAATGGCGCTTCCTCGAGCGTAGCCGCCGCGAAGCCGAGGTCAGCCTCGGTGGCGGGTTCGATGGTCTCGACCTTCAACTGCGACCCGTACTGCTTGGACTTCTCGATGAAGGTCGTGACCCTCACCGTGCTGTCCTGAGCAGCGGACGCGAGTTCGCGAATGCCGTGGTCACCGTTCATGCCGATGGCGGCTTCGAGCTGTCGTGTGAGACGCAGGGAGAAGGGCTTGCCCTGAATCATGAACATCGACCAGATGTTCATGCCGGCGTTCTCGATGGCGGCATCGCCGTCGAGTGTCGTGCTGCGGAGGATGCACAACTGCCCGGCGAGATACTGCCGGTGCGGGGGCTTCTTCCCCCGCCTCAGTTCGAGTGTCCCGACACGGACGAGGTAGTCATCCAGCGGGATGTCCGTCTCACCCGCGCCCTTGTGCGCGTCAGCCTTGTATCCCTCATCCGCCTCATCCCAATCGATGGGGAGGCCATTTTCCTCAACGTCGTCGAAGCCGTCGTTCTGTGTGTTCGCCATGCGTACCGTTCCTCAGGATGTGCCGTCTACGATGCGGCTGTGAGTTGGGTCTGTGCTGTCGTTGTCGTTACTGGTGTTGATTTTTCATTCCGGCCTGTGACCTTAGCCAGCAAGGCGTTCAGGTCTGCCGGTTCGTGTTCGGCTAGCAGTCCTCCTTCTCCGTCTCTGCACTTCGCCCAGACGGTCGGCGTCGGGTGACACCTGAACTGCCGCCTGGTCGTTATCCTGGGCCCAACCTTGTGGGTCGCGATCTCGACCCGTATGCCGAAGTCCACGTAGCCCTTGATCTTGGCTGGGAGGTCCTTGCCCTTGAACTTGGGCAGGTACCGCGTGGGCTGGTCCTTGTTCACGATGGCAGTCTCGTGGAAGACGAAGACGATGTTGACCGGGAGGAACCGGAAGCTACTGAGCGCATCACCGAGCTTGTTCTGCGCGTAGCCCCACCCCTGCATGGTCAACGATACGATGTCGCCGTCCGCCTTGTTATCTGCCTGGACACGTTGGGTACCCGCGCTGGAGAACCGCGTACGTATCCATTCCTCGGTCATTTCACCGAGCGTGGTCACACTGTCAAGGACGAGCGTATCGAAGCGGCCGGGATGCTCTTTGATGAGCGTCCAGATGGTCTTCAGTTGCGTGACCTCCGTCACCGTGACGGAGACGTTGGGGAAGTCGTCACGGGACGTTTCAAAGGCAGCGCGTAGGTTGGCCGGGTCCTCCAGGCCCTTCATCGAACCGTCCATTGGCGCGGACTTCAAGCCTTCCTCGAAGTCCACCACCAAGACGTTGTTCAGTCGACACGCAACGAAGGTCTTACCCGACCCCGACTCACCGTAGAGCAGTACCTTTGCCGTGCCACTGGTCATCTCCTTCATCGAAACGAATGGATTGCTCACCTGAGACTCCATAAGGTTGTGTTGTTATATACGGTCAAGTGCTTGGCTGGCTAACCTCCGTGATGGGGGAGAACGTCTACTGGTATTATAACGTCCCGGCGACCAGTCCTCAACGTAAACTCGGTGCTGATTATTTCGTCCCAGGCGTCTCGCGGAGAAGCACACAGAACCTTGTATTGACAGAACTGGCAGCCCTTCGGGTTGTGGTATTTCGGGCCTTTCGCCATGTCCCTGAACCCACTCCACAAGAGGTTCGTGAAGTCCGAAATAAGGTCTTCGTTGGGGATGACCCAATCACGGACGAAGTACCGTCCCGGTTCTTCAAGAAGCATGTCGTGGCAACGCTTCCCAAACTCTGTCGGAGTCTCGCGACGTTCGATCTGACTCGCAAGGCCGTACTCACCGGGGTCGAATTCCTTGGCGTCATGGAGAATCCGCTGCTCTTTCGCCCACGCGCTTCCGGCACCCTTCGTGCCGGTGAACACTTCCCCACTTTCCAGGACAGTGTCCCACACCTTCTTGGGACGCCACTGTGGCTTCTTGGAGACGTTATAGAGGACGCCTTTCACATCGGGGAAGGTCCGTGGCGAACGCTTGTGCATGAGACGACACGCCATCAGGTAGTAGGTCGTCTGGAAGTCGAAGCTGAGAGCGCCCAACGTCCCAAGGTCGATCCCTGCGGCAGTCTTGTGTTCAAACAGCCACCAGTACCCGTGACTGTCGCGGACAAGCCCGTCGAGGATGCCCTTCAACCCCCAAACCTTGGAGTAGAACAGCGGAACCTCGAACTCGTATTCAATGAACGCCGACTCTTCGAACCACTCCGGCTGGTAGTGATCCACATAGGCCATGACGTGAGCCTGGAAACGCGACCGCTTGTACTCCAAGCTGTCGGTTTCGGGGGCTACCCCCTCTGGCAACCACGTCGGTTCGGGGTCTGGAATGTACGCGTTGGCGACGCCCTCCACAAGGTACGGAAGGTGCTGCTGCATCCGCTTGTCGGGGTCGTTGAAGTGTTCGTAGTGGTGTCCCATCGCCGCATGGAACGCCGAGCCGTAGCTGAGGGCTTCTGACCGCTTCACCGAGTCGATACGCCGGTTGTAAGCGAAGTCATGCCGCCGTTGGCACCCTAGCCAGGTACCTAGTTCTGACTGCGAAACGTACCTCATGTCGTCTGTTCTTTCGGAGGGTTCTGGATCGAGGATAACAGCTTCTTGGCGAGAGTCAAAGCCTTCTCGAACATTGCCTTTCTAGCGGCCCCTACCGCACGTTCTTTCTCCGTGGCTTCCCACGTATAGGTAGCCTTCTTGTCGATGGTCTTCCCACCGTGTTTGAAGGCGATCACGCGGAAGTAACACATAGTGATGTTTTCAAGGACAGCCGAGCAGCCTTCCTCCGCTTCAAAGCAGACGTACTCGGCTTCTTCAATGGGCTTCCGCCAGCACGGTTCCGGGTGATTCGGGTCGCCGACGTTCAGGTAGAAGTCTGGGTGTCGCCAGTGAGCTTTGCAGAGCGGCTTGGCCATGTCCTCGACCCAGGAGTCGTCCTTCCCATTGAAGAACTCGCCGAGTTGGTGCGCTTTGAGATCAGGCATCGTCAATGTCTTTCTGTTCGTGGATCACTTCCACCTCCGTTTCCTCCGTCTTGGTTACGTTTCTGCGTTCCAACGCCTGGATCGAGTGCCACACGATGCTCCCTAGCAGCCCATGTCCCTCCTGTCGGTATCGGTCGATGATGGATCGGAACCGAAACCCCAACCCGGCGCGTTGCATCCTCTCCTGCATGTCCTGCTGCGTCGTGGGACCCGGTTGGACGATCACTACGGGTCGTTGCCCCTTACCGCCCTTCCTGAGAGGGGCGCAGTTCTCAGGCGGCGACGATACCTGATGCGTCCGGCAGCGGAGAGGTCGGAGTCCTGGCACGTCGTAGATGACGCACTCGTCGTTGTCAGTCAACAGCGGGCAGGGTAGCTGGAAAGACCAGTGGACTTCCGACCGTTGCTTCTCTCGCGGCGACTTCTTCTTGAACCGCTTGACCAGCGCAGGACGTGACCAGTGGCTTTCAAGCATGACCCGATACTTGCGGAAGTTCTCCCGCAGGACGGGGTACTCCATGACGAAAGTAGCGATGTTCAGCGCCTCACTGGACGAAATGACGACATGCTGGTAGCAACAAGCCGAGCAGCCTTTCGTACAGGTCACTGGTTCCCCAGCGATAGCGGTCGATGCGGCAGCTTCTTGATGAGTCTGTTCGTGGGCTTCGTAGAACAGACGTAGGTCGGCGTGGCCGATCATTTCATATCCCTAGCAGGAGGTTGACAAGACGAGCAAAGGTACTGAAACCGATCCTTCGGGCGACCTTCCTCAATCATTCTGTTCCTTCTCCGACGAGCATCTTTGCCCACTGCTTCCGGGTGACGGCCTTGGACAGACCCGCTTTCGCCATGAGTGCCGTCACGATGGTCTTGTCGATGGTATTGGGACACACGAGGTCGATGTAGACGCACGTCTTGGTCTGACCTATCCGATGGATACGATCCTCAGCCTGTTTCCGTTCTGACAGCGACCACGTGTTCGTAACGAATACGGCGAGGTCGGCTGCGGTGAGCGTAACGCCCATTCCCATCGCTGCAA